CTTGTCCGCCTGCTTGTCGGTCATGTTCCACAGCTGCTCGCGCAGGCGCTTGATGCGCTGCTCGCGGCTCGGGGCTGTGATCTCGCGAGGCTTCGGCATCTCGTTGCCGACCTCGAAACAGTTGTGCCGGCGCAGATGCTCGCGATGCTGCGAGCGGCTGCTGATCCACGACCCGTCCGCCATCGACTTGTAGCCGCCGATGTCGGGGACGATCTGGATCTTGGCTTCGGCGCCGGGGTGCGCGATGGCGATCTCGACCATCTCCCCGTCGCGCCAGACGTATCGCGTCCTCATAGCAGCAACATCACCTCCTCGTCGTCAGCCTCGAGCGCGAGACGCCGCTGGAGGTCCAGCGCACGCTCCAGGCCTGCCAGAATGCGCCCCAGATCGATCGACGGGGCCTCGATGATGTCGGCGCGCGTCTCCACGCCGACTGCTTCGATGGCTGCCGAGACAGCCTGCTCGACTTCCTCGGGCGCAGGCTCCAGCCCCTCCACGATCCGCTCGTAGAGTTCAAGCACCCGGCGCCGGCGCGCCTCGACCTCCTCGCGCTCGCGCTTGAGCTTCTTGCGGAGGTAGTCGCCGTCGTGCGTGTCATCGACGACGACCGGAGGCGGAATGACGCCATAGCCCCAGGAGTCGGACCACGACGCGCCCCAGCTGTCGCCCCAGCTTGCGAACATCACACGGGATTCCAAGGATCAGCGGTGGTGCCGGTGCCCTTGACCTGAATGTCGTTGACGTACTGGATGTTGGCGTCCACCTGACCCGCGACCGTGAAGGCGAGGCTGTCGGTCTTGGCCTTGATGGCCGACACGTTGCCATCGACCGTCGAGAGCGCCGACGAGGTCGCCAGCCCGCTCTGGATCTCGGTGACCGCATCGGTGGCGATGGACGCGGCGGTGATCGAGTTGCTCGCCAGCGAAGAGACCGTCACGCTGTCGCCCGGCAGCGAGGAGAAGACCTCTTCGCGCACATCGGTCGGGTCCGCGCCCGAGGCCGTGACATGGAGGACGAAGTCGCCCAGCGTGTCTGTGTGCGCCGTGGTCAGGGCCAGCGAATACCATCCGTCGCCGCGCTCGGTGACCGTCGGGGCGATCGACGCGAAGGCAGCGCCATCCTTGCTGGCGGTGATCGTGAGCGTCAGGCCGGTCGCGCCCGTGATGTGGTCGGTGCTGCTGGTCATCAGCACCATCAGGTTGCGCGCCGTCGATTGCTTCAGCATGGCATCACCTGTTGACGACGCGGGAGCGGGAGTAGGTGTTCCCGCCAGCCGGAGCAGAGGGTGGCGGGTAGTGGAGGATCGTGGCTTCGATGTTGTAGTTGATGAAGGTGCTGTTCGACAGAAGCCCGGCGGTCCCGGCGAGCAGGCCCACGCCCTCTCCTGGCCGCACGATAATGCCGCTGCCAGGCTCGGCGGCGAAGATGTCGATGTCAGAGAGGCCGTCAAGCTGAATGCCGTTTAGCGACTGCCCGATGGCTCCGAACGCCTTCATCGCTGGGTTGCGTCGGAACACACCAGCGTTCTGCTGCTGGGCAATGGAGATGGTCGCGCCATGCGTGTACGGCCAATCCCATTGCCACGAGGCTTCGAGGCGAGAGCGAAATGGACCCACCACGGCGCGCATGGACGATGGCGTCGAGACGGCCGTGTCGGGCTTGATGATCGTCGCCGCGTCAGCCGAGGTGTCGAGGCCAAAGATGCGCGCAAGGCGTAGGTTGATTGCAGGCACGGTGAGAGAGAGCGTGGTGGTGGCGTTGCTCTCTCCTTCCAGCGGGACGAACGCTACGCGCACGGCCAGCACGACGCCGCTGCCAGAAGCGTTGAACAGGCTGACGAGGGGGCCGTCAATCAGGGCATTGGTGGCAACGTCCGTGCTGCGGTAGGTGTAGGTCGCGCCCGTCTCGGTGTTGGTGACGAACATCGACACGATCATGCTGTGCGGAACACCGTACTCGGTCTGCGTAACCGCCACGCCCTCGCCCTCGCGTAGGACGATTGGCTCCACATCGACGCTCGCACCGAAGTCGCCAAGCGTTGCAAAGGCGTCGTGCTTCCACGTTACCAAGCCGCCGCTGAACTGCCGCGACGAAAGGCTCGTACCGGCAATGGCCGCGAAATATGTTGGGGCATCAGCAATGCGCTTGAGGGCGACGCCCGAGGTCGTGACGCTGTCGGGGTTGGTCGTGAACGTCACCTGAGGGGGCAGGCTGGCCGATGCGGTGTCGTGCTTGATGGGCGTGACAGCATCACCGCCGCTGCTTGCCGTGGTGCGAAAGAGGGCAAGAGCGCCCGCGCGACCCGAGCCGCTCTGCGCGTTGCTTGTTGGGGCGACGGGCGAAAGCCTGAGATTGACCAACTCGTAATACCGGCGCAAGTCAAATGCCTCGTCGTTGAAGAGGGCGAACAGCCCGTCCTCAAGCGGACGCACATCGACTGCGCGCTGGTAGACGAGGAAGGTCTCAGGCATCGGGCGTCACAACGACAAATTCGCTGTATCGCGACGGCACCTTGCACCCAGGGCAGACGATGGGCGGCGACGCCGGGCCTAGCCCTCCGTTGATGTCGTTCTCAACGCGGGAGGCGAAGGAATCCTCCACCTCCCACTCATGCAGGCAAGCCTTGTGGCGCAGCGTCTTCATGGCTTACGTCGCAGAATCGGTGAACTCGATTTCGAGATCGGCGGTGCCGACAGCGGACGAGCCCGAGTGGAACAGCTCGAAGCCCTGCGTCGCGCGGCAGACGATAGGCTCGACGTTCGTGTCGGAGTAGCCAGCGTTCCAGACTTCCGCAAACGGAATCAGCGTCAGCCAGTTGGCCTGCGTCGTACCGCCCACGACGGGCTCCTCGTTCACGAAGAGGAAGCGGCGGAAGATGTCCGATCCCGTGACCGTCTGGTTGGTTCCACAGGTCGTGTTGGCGTTAAGGGACGACGAGTTGGTGTCGTGCTTCACGGGCGTCACAGCGGTGCCTGCGGACGCTGCCGTGATTCGGCGGCACTGGGCCGTCGTGATCACGCCGGACACCGCTGCGGTGCCGTTGTTGAACCAGTAGGCCCGGAAGGCGCGGATGATGCGCGTCGATCCGGTGTTGTTGAAAACGTTGAGCATGTCCTTCGCGTTGGCGTACGCCACCGCACCAGAAGTCGCTCTCCAACTCGCTGCCATGTCAGGCTCCCATGTCCATGATTAGCTTGCCGGTGCCCTGCGTCGCGCCGAACACCGTGATCTCCCCGCGCCCGTCCATGCTCGGGCCAGCAGCCCATTGCTTGATCCGGTTCTCGTTGAGTGCGCGGACGCTTGCGTCCAGATCGTCGCGGATATCGCCCGGCATCAGCCCGATGCGCCGCCCCGCCTGGATCTTGAGCATGAAGGCCTTGCAGGCGGCGACATGGCGAGCGGAGAGCGGCGTCTCGGTGCGGAGCAGCCAGCAGTCCATCGCGGGCCGCCATTCCATCGCGGGCTGGCGCATCACGCATTCCCCATCGTCACGACCTCGACGCCCATTGCGCGTCCGTCGGGTCCACGCACGATCCGCTTGGGCGCGCCCATCGACTGCATCAGCGCCTGCATCATCGCCATCATGCGCTCGTCGCGCGCCATGCTGTCCTGCACCATCTGCTGGATCATCGACCGAACGTCCTCGGACATGCCGGTGGCGAAGCGGTCGGTGGCTTGGCTGACGATGTCGAGGCCGGGCGTGTCCACGCCGCTGACGCCGATGCGCGCGACCATGATCTTCGTCTCGGCGTCGAGGCGGGCCTTCTCCTGCTCCAGCGCGACCTTCTGGGCCAGCTCCTCGCTCTTGAGCGCGGCCTCGAAGCGCTGACGCTGCTCCTCGAGCGCGGCCGCAGCCTGCGCCTTCATCTGCTCGATCTGCATGTCGGCTTGCAGCTTGGCCTGCATCATCTGGGCGTCGAACTGCGCCTTCTGCTGCGCGATGGCGGTGTCGGCCTGCGCCTTCATCTGCTCGGGATCGGGCTGCGGCGGCGCGGCGGCTTGCGCCTGCTGCTGGGCGGTGATCTCCTCCAGCATCCGATCGAGGGTGCCTTCCAACGGTTCGGCCTGCTTGAACGCGCCGATCCCGTACTTCATCAGCTCGATGACGATGCCGGCGGCCTGCGGAGCCTGCTGCACGACCGGCAGCGCGCGCTCGAGGAAGCCGCCATAGGCCTGCACAAACTCCAGCCGGTCCTGCTTGTTCTGCTGCTCGTCGATCTGGACGAGGCTGTCGGACGCGACCTCGATGCGGAAGTTCCGCAGCGGCTTGTCGGCCAGCACCTGCAGCGCCTGGGGGATCAGCTGCTGGTCCTCGGGCGACATCTGCTGCG